GGATGAGTATTTTCTAAATTAGTTTTACCTTTAGTTGTTAATCTAGCATGAGCCACAAAAGGTCTCTCTGTCATTAACAATTGGTAGGCATAGCTCTTATCCATAGTTTTATGGATTTCACCTGTGTCTAAAAGCTGTATACCAAACCCATCAGGGTTAAGGCATAAGGCTTTTAAAGCTATTTTAGGATCAAGCCTCGTTGGTTGTTTCTTCACAATAATCACACACATCTAGTCGTAATTGTAGGGGGTTAATATATTCAGGTTCAGGTTGAACTTGCATTATGTTTCTTACATCAGAAGGAATATGCTTACGCACATTTCTAAAATCTTTCCATGTAAGAGTTTCTTTTTCAAAAGCTCTATGGTAAGCGTGGGTTAGCATTATTTTCTCTCCATATTTCTTTCCATATAGCTTATGCATATGCTGAGCTAAAGGGGAGCTAATATCTAACATAGATTTATATATAGCTTCAAATCCTTTCTCTATAGGAATTTCTATAAAGAGTATCCTTAATAGTTCTACTCTCCATTTGAGTTGGGAAAGCTTTTTAATACCTGCAAAGATGCGTATTTCCATCTTATCATCGCTACAGTTCATAGCATTATACCTTGCATTCTCATCACCTTTAGTATAGAATTGAGAATACCCACGAGTTTTTGCACGCTTAGGGTATAGAGCATATAGTAACGGAAGTATTTGAGCACATTTAGCATGGTAATTATCTCGGTCCCATCCTTTAACTGAAACTGTTATATGTCCACCACATCTATAAGAGGTGTTGGCATGTATTAAATAGCTTAGTATAGGAGATCGAAGGTGTTCTAAGTATACATCTTCTTTAAGACTGTATACAGGGCTTATAAGTTCAAAGCCTGCGTACCCTAAGGAGCCATCACGTTCTGCTCTATAAGAGTGTGGAAGTTCTTGACTATTGTGTCCTTGGTAACGCTCAGCTATAGTCCTACCATTAGAACATTCTTTCTCAGCTTCAAATCCAAATCGGTATTTAGAGCGTTGTGTTGTTTGCCATTGAGTGATACCTGAATGGTATCCACACAAGCTACCAGACTCATAAGGCGCATCTTCTAAAAGATCGTAATACATATTATTATTAGGGTCGTTCACTTCCATGTCATTGAGGTTTAGTAGGGTCAGATATAACAAACTTCTTTCCACAAGAAGTACATTCTAAGTCATCGTAATCAAGACGTTCTAATGCTTCATCTTGACAATGAAGGCATGTAAGACCTGTAACTTTTATACGACACAAAGAGGCGCGAGGATTCATACCATGAGATATTTCATCATGGTAGAAGTTTTTTATTTTACTCATTTATAAAGAATATAGATGAGAAGGATCGGGTATATCCAACTCAAGTGTTTCTGCAGCCCATTGACGTATATTATCTATATAAGATTTAAATTCTTTTGTAGACATATCCGTTGTGGACATAGTAGAAGAACCAATAACTGATTGGGTTTCAGGGAGGTATATCTCTTGACGAGCAAAAGTCGCTTTCATAGCGCCGTGTACCACCTCACGGGTAAGATTGCCAGCAGTACCTCCGAAATCTGTGGATTGGTATCCTGAATCGATAAGCTGATTGGTAATCATATATAACAGGGTGCCCCAATAATATCTATTTTGGGGTGTAGAACGTAGTCTAACTGATTGGATTTTAATCTCAACATCATGTCCTTCTAATTCTCTTAACTCATTTTGATATAGTAACTCTTCGTAAGGGATTACTATACCATCTTTTACTTTGGCTGTAACATGTATCATTCATAGAATAAATTATGGTTACGCGGATCTTTATAAATATAAAAGACCAGCTTTCTTTCTTCTTCTGTTTCTACAGGATAGTATTCCATAGAAGCAGCTCTAGAGACGTAGTGAATATTGTCGTCAGGTAGTATACCTTCTTTAACTAAAAGGTCTTGAAACACTTTCGTATAAATCCATTTGTTATCTAGGTCCCAATTTGCAGGACCAGGCACATCATAGTAGTGGCAGTCTATACAAACAGGGAAGTCATCTAAAGGTTTAATACCTTTTAGATAGGGCCTAAAAGAATCTTTGATAGCGTTAACTACCTTGACTCTTATGATAGGACTTCCAACTCCAGCGTAGAATTCTTGCCCATTTATTTTCTTATAATTTGGGGTGCCTACAGTGCGGGAGTTTTTAATCAAAGGCATTCCATCTTCAGAACAAAGTCTTCCTTTCTTATTGAAGGTAAAGGAAGGACCTTGATACTTCTTAGGTATCTTGTCTTTCACTGAGTAGAACTTCGCTCGCCTCTTGTTGCTCATCTTCACTCTTAAGATAAACTCCGGGATAACCACCTTTGCTAATATATTCATCTACGCAATCTACAAGTTCTTTAGTAAACTTATATCCTATAGCTTGCACTAAATCAGATATATCCTTAGCTCCAAACTTTTGAGATCCGAATCTACCATCAGTTAAAAAGCATGGGTGTATCCCGTATTTCTTACGCATATAGTTAGCCATGGTGACGCCTGTTCTATCGAAATCATATAGGCTTACAAGCTTTATAGATTTTTCTCTGAGTTCTTTAATCCATTCTTCATCAGGGTAAGCTGTCTCACTTTGAGGAGCTACAGCTGTGTATCCCATCTGATGTAGAACCATGACATCTTTCATACTTTTTGTTATGATAGTCCCATTGCTATAGTCACGAGGTACTTGTTCACCTTGTATAATAGAGCAGTTGCACATGAACCTGTTAAGCTTACGTAGTGGGAAGTATATCTTATATCTTCCTTCTCCGTAACAGTAGGCATATGCGGGATCGCCATGTTTATAATTATAAATAATCTTACCATTAAGCCAGAGTAATGCTATAGGATAGGTCTTGAAGTGCAATAACGTATCCTTCTTCAGTCCGAAACTACTCCAATACTCACGGTCCTCCTTGTTGAAGGGACGTTTCTTTATTTGAATAGTCGTTTCTTTACGCTGTATCTCGATGAGGTGAGGGTAGTCTTTACGTTCTACCCTCACTCCTTCGATTAAATTAAGGTCATTTGCTATTATTTCTAGTGCCTCATAGAAGGAACAGTTATAAAGGTGCATTACTACCTTAAAACATCCTCCTGCAAAGAACCCAGCAAAGTCTTTAAATATCAGCGTTCCCTCTTTGGTATAGAAAAATCCACACGTAGGGTTATTATCTTTTCTTAATGGTGATAAGAACCTTGTGTTGAGTTTAATGGGGACACCTAAGTATCTTTCCATTATCTGCTCTTGGGGATATAACCCTAGGATATATTCTGCCGTGAGGTCAGGCTTCATCTGATACATATCACCAAGGCACGTCTTCCGTACTATCCCCGGTGATAGGCGTTGTAGCTTTCTCCATGAACACATCATCGGATGCATCAGGAGTAGGCGCTTCTACTATATCCCATTTCGGATCTATAACAATCTTATTTGGGATACTCATTGGCTGAATGAAAGGTTTGAACGCACGCTTAGGAAACGTAGTATACTGACTGCCTTTTTTATAGACAGTTTTAATACGAACATCTACACCAGTATGGTTCTCTCCAAGAAGTTTTATAACTCCCTCAGCAAATTCAGAGAAGTTAGAAGCCTTAAATACACACTTATCTTTAGGTATAAAGCAACTAAGGATATGCTTTATACGTTCTCCTTGAGCCTCATACTCTGTCTTAGAATAAGACTCAGCTTCTGCCTTAGATTTCCCCCACCCTATAGCTAATTCTACTAACCTTTTAGAGTCAATAGGGAATTCTATATGGGTAAAAGAAGATCCTCCTGCATCAGAGAAAAGGAATTTTAATACCTGATCTCCTGTACCATCGGCTTTCAATGGTTCAAATAGAACATCGTTAAGGTTTACATTTTCTGTTATACCTGCTGGTATACGAGCACCTCCACCTTCAGAGGTATTTTCATCAAATCCGTACATGTTGAATTACTTTTTTAATTCTGGATAAATAACGTCCCAATCTAATTTACAAAACTGACCCGTAAGGTGAGGGACACGACACCCTGCGTCAGTATTAACACCTGTTCTGAAGTCTACCTTAAGGTTATCTTCACCTCTTGTTAATCTACCTACAGCATCCATAATAGAACACAGCTGTGTCTTTAGTTTGCCTGTTAGATTAACCTTCTCTACTTGTATCTCATCTTCCGAGTGCCCATCTTTCTGGTGCCCTATTATGATAAGATGTTTAGAAGCTTTGCCAAACCTTTCAATTATAGCAATGACTTGTACACGCATCATAGACCACCCTTTCCCATGAGGGAGGTCGCCTATATGTTGTACTGCATGAGCCCTACAAATAGCTTCTGTTACCCACGATTCTATATGATCTATAGTATCTAGTATAACGAAGTCATGCTTGTTAGGGTTCTCTTGTATATAGGTAAGCGCTTCTTTAAGTTTAGTTAAGCCGTCAACTACAATAGCTGTGGCTCCATCACAATAAGAAGTTCCTCCTATTAATTGCTCACCGAAATTACCTTTGACTTCGGTATCGATAATCAAATGTTTAGGTAATCGGGCAACGGAAGAAGTCTTACCTACCTTAGGTTTTCCATAGAGGAATAGTCTATGAGGAGATATAGCCCCTTTTACTTTTTTCGGTTTTATCATTATTAAAAATATTATAATCCATAAGGGTTACTTCTCCGAGCTGAAGTGGTATCACCATCCCAGTCATCGAAGGTACCATGTCTAAGGTTGTTCTTTAGAAGAGTTATACCTGCTTGTCCGTGCCTATTCTTTAAACAATGAAGGGCAACGAGGTCTCTAGTAGGGAGATTCTTTCTTCCATACGATTCGAGTCCTAATAAAGCAGGTTGATGTATTACCATGACGACATCTGCCGCATGGTAGAGTTGTTTACTACCGTGTATATCAGTCTTTAAAGGATAATGTAGGTTGGGACAATCAGGATCTCTCCGTTTTTCTCCCTCTATTTTATCATTTAACTGACTCACTAAGATAATAAGTGCACCAAATCGTTTACGTATTTGGATACATAGCTTGCCAAACTCAGCTAGAGTTTGTATTTCACTTTCTCCTGGCATCTGAGATACCAATAGAGTATGGTCTAAACATATGATATACTTACAATCAGGGTGATTGTCAACAAATTGTTTGACGGTAAGAGCTATGTCTACTCTTGTACCTGGTTGTTCAACAAAATATATAGAGGGCTCATCGATTTGCTTAAGCCTGTCTTGTATCATAGTCCGTTGTACTTCATTTAAAGCTACATCGGCCTTGAGCATTTTGTCTAAAGGAACTTCTGCTAGCGAACTAAGCCTTCGCATTAGCTCCATCTCAGCACTCATTTCAAAAGAAAAGTGGAGAATTTTAACGGGTTTCTCTAGGTTGTTATACATAGGAGAAGTAAAGTCACGAAGAAGATTGTTTAGAAACATACTCTTTCCGTGTCCTGATGCTCCGCCTAAGACATATACCATCCCAAATTGCATCCCGCCTAGTAACATAGTGTTGACTTTATCCCAGCGTGTTCTCATCACAGGGATTTTGCCATCCATATATGCATGTATAGTACCGTGTGCATCCGATACTACTTTAGCCATAGGAACTATTTCTAGCTTAGAGGATTTTATCATGAGGTAAATCTCCTGGTGGCATATTTTCCATTATCTGCCATATGTCTGCAAAGGCTTCTGATTGAAGCCACTTGTCGATACGTACAGATATTAACTTTTTCTGAACTGCAAAGTCTAAAGCGTCCATTACATGTGCATGACAATGGACAGCGCCTATATGTTTATGATACCATTTAAGCAACTCTTCTTTGTTTACAGCCTTAGCAGGTACCTTCTTTCCATTTATGGTGATGAAGGGAGGGTAACTCTTCCAAAATTCTTCAGCGTCGTTTATAGAGGCTGTATAGAAGCTGTCTGCGAACTTAGGAGTTACCTCATAGAAGTCTGCATACTGACTAGTGGTATTAGGATTTGTATTAATAACTAAATCTTTATCCTCTAAATCCTGTAAGTCTGCAACAGGAAAGAAATGTCCCTCATTGCCGATCTTATATAGAAGATCATAACGTTTTTCATATATAAGTTGTAAGAAGAACACCTGCATAGGGCTGATGTTTAACTTAATTATTATATCTACGTATTTATCTAAAGGATATATCATTACTAAGAGGCGCCTTGGGCAGTTTTAACTTCCTCTAAAGCAGTTCTTATGTTTGCTATAGGAGCAGTGGTAGAGAACTCTTCTTCTAAGGAGAGTTGAAACTGCCAAGGTTCATCTTGTAAAGTTCGCATATTAGTGGTAACAAGTAAGAGTATCTCAGAGTACAGAGAGGCTGCACTTATCTTGTAACTCTTGGATGCTGTGAACCCACTGTATGTTTGCTGATTTCGACTGTCTTTTCTTAAGCCATTTTTCATCTTGTGTTTCTTTAAGATATAAATTAACAATAGCTCCTGTCTTTCCTTTTCTAAAACGAATAGCTCGACCAGTCCTTTGCAGGTCTTGTCTAGCTGTGGAAGTACCAGAGCAGATTATTGCCAGTTCTATACCCTCAACATCGAATCCTTCGTCTAATGCTCGTGCTGTATGTATAACACGAGTGTCGAATTTATCGTCACTGAATCGGTCTAGTACGTTTTGACGAGCGTACTTAGACATTTTTGAATGATATGCTTCACCCCACGGCTGCGTCTCTTTATTCAAACCTTTAGCGAAGTCAACGCTTTCACTGAAGGTTATAGTGTGGACATCAAAGATCGATATGATCTCTTTCGCAGCGTCCTTTTTTGTAACACTCTTATATATGAGTTGTTTACGTTTTTGCATAGCGCTATTAAAGCCCCGTGCAGCATTCAGTACTTGGTTTTCGTCCCATCCTGCTAAGTTTCTTGTAAAGACATGACGGTAATTCATATCAGTAAGACATTTCATAGCAATGTGAAAGCGAAAATTAAATACAGCGAAATGCTTGTAGTAATTGTCTGTTATACTTTTGTATAACTTGTCTTCGGCTTCGTTCATACGTAAGCCTAGATTGAAGACTTGAAACTGTGATACGTATGCGTTATCAACAGCTTCCCTCAATGAGATAGTATCTATGACAGGTGCGTGCTCTTCTATTATATAGTGCCTAGCATCCTCTCTTTCTATGGTTGCAGTCAACCCTAAGATATACTTATATTCGGTACGCTCAAAGATAGTCCCAAATACATCAGAGGTATAGTTATGTATCTCATCTAATATTAACAAATCACAAACATGCGTACGTTTGACCGCAGAGTTTATAATCGCTACAGTATAGTTAGTAATACCAAGGCTTTCGAGGCCTTTTTCCCATTGCTTTTTCAAGTTTTGAGTCGGGACTATTATCAAACTAGAAGAACCAGGAGAGTTCTTGTTCATATCTTTCAAGACTAAGAGAGCAACAAAAGTTTTCCCAAAACCTGTAACAGCTTCGAGAGTACCTTTGCGCCCCGCTTTAGTCCATCTTTGAATAACTAGCTCCTGCCTAGCTAATCGCTTTTTATCAATCTTCATTATTTGTAATACCTAGAATACTTAAAAGCTCATCTAGTAATTCTCCATCTGAGAGAGTACTGTCAATGTTACTATGATAAAATATCTTAGCCTCTTTGATAGTCCTACTGTCTTCTAAAGCACGCTTAATGATAATTAATTCTTTATACCCGTAAGTATCTTTTCTTATACTCATAGCTCAGCAGAGATATAACAGTCTTCTTTTTCCTTAAGAATAAAGTCACGTATTTGTTTACCTAATCTGAGATCTGCATAATCACTTAAGTCTTCTTGAGTGACGTTATACTTCTTTTGAGTATCATCGTTATAGCCTTCGCATTCTCTAAACATCTTTTCGACATTGGCTAAACCTCTTTTATTGCCGTCTTCGAGTTTAGAGATAGTTTCTATAACTTCTTCTATCCGGTCTTCGAGTACAACATACTCAATATATCCGGTTTCTTGTACTATAGCTCCGAATCTTTCAGGGGCATCACTGCTTTGAACAGCAAACATGAATTTCCCTTCGATAGAGCCTGAATAATATCTTCCCATCTTACTTCTGTTTTAATTCTTTTAATTTAACTCTGTCCCATCTAGCATTGTTATTCTTATGGGTATTAGCTTTTTTACATCTACTGCACCGATTAGATTGAAACGTAGTCTCATCGGCACAGTAGTAACAATGTTTTATTCTTGCCATACAATTTAAGGTTGAAAATCCTGTAATTGATCGTGAAAATTACTGAGCATCTCTTCTACATCGTAAACGGGATTTCCATCTTCATCATCATCACAGAAATATACAGGGACCGCGATATGAAGATCTTTCTTATCTTCAGTATCGTCATCTAACTTTCTTGTAATTATCTTTTCTAAAGCGCCTGCAGCATCAGTTAGTAAAAGACTAAGGGATTCCATTTTGATAGGAACACTAAGAAGAGTTTCTAAGTGAGTTATAGTACCTTTCAAATGGTATTTTAATTTGAACTTAAACTTACTATCTCCTTTAGTCTCATCCATAAGCTCTAAGAGTAGCATAGATGTAATAAAGATTTTTAAGTCTAGGTTATTGTCTTCTTTAGGTTCTTCCATAATAAAGAATTAAAAGGTTAAAGGATAAATGTTTCGAGTTGATGATAGTGTACTATATAAGACCCTTCTCTAGGAATGAGTATTCCTCATCTTTACAAATAATAAAATGATCGAGGACATCTATAGAGAGCAGTTTTCCTCCTTCGCTGATTTGTTTAGTTAGACTAATATCTGCTGCTGAGGGCATACAATTACCTGAGGGATGATTATGAGCTAGTATTATAGCGTGTGCGCCTGCTTTGA